TTTTCGAGGTGACAGTTTTCTGGTTCACCCCGATATTCTTTTGTTCAATGCTTATAAATATGACCAAAGAGACATTGCAATATATTACTCTTTGGCATCAATCCGAAGTATTGCAGAATACTTTAACACTAAAAAAGTGACGCTGAACCTAGAACATTGTCCAGTTGAACTTGATTTATTAACAGAGAACAGACTACTTCGTATTGAAGAGGATGGTATTCACTTTAAATATGAAGAAGTTAATCCAATGGAGATACACTAATGGCTATAAAATTTAATCAACACAAGGGCTCTGCCCAAAAGAATTCCATCAGCAGTTTTCAGTATCGTGATGGAGACAACCAATTTCGTCTTGTAGGCGATATTCTTGCAAGATACGTATACTGGATCAAGGGTGAGAACGAAAAAGATATTCCTCTCGAGTGTCTTTCTTTCGACAGAAACCTTGAAACTTTTAATAACAAAGAGAAGGATTGGGTACGTGAGTACTATCCTGATCTAAAGTGTGGTTGGAGCTACGCAACTCAATGCATCGATAACGGTGTTGTAAAAGTTGTAAATCTAAAGAAAAAGCTTTGGGAGCAGATTATCACTGCTGCTGAAGATTTAGGTGATCCAACTGATCCTACTACTGGCTGGGATGTAAAATTTAAGCGAGTAAAAACTGGGCCTCTTCCTTACAATGTTGAGTACCAATTACAGGTACTCAAATGCAAGCACAGAGAGTTAGATGAAACAGAAAAAGAGCTAGTCTCTGATCTAAAATCTATGGACGATGTTATGCCTCGACCAACTCCTGATGCTCAAAAAGAGTTGCTTGACAGAGTAAGAGGAAGCACAGCAAATGTTGATGAGGAACTAGAGGCAGAATTTGCATGATTCTCTTTACAGCTGACTGGCACATAAAACTGGGGCAAAAGAATGTTCCAGTAGAGTGGGCAAAAAAGCGTTACTTAAAATTTTTTGACGATTTGTGGGAAATCGAACAAACAAGAAATATTCACTTACATATTGTAGGTGGAGACATCTTTGATCGAGTTCCTACCATGGAAGAATTAGAGCTTTACTTTGAATGGGTAAAATCTTGTAGTGTAAAAACTATTATCTTTGATGGAAACCATGAAGCGACACAAAAAAATAAAACGTTCTTTGATCAGCTGGCAGATGTTACTTATAACTTGAATAACAAAGTAAAAGTTATAACAACACCAACTGTTTTTGATGAATATGGTATGGGAATACTTCCATACTGTCATTTACATCAGAAAGACTGGCATAACTTTTTTCCGAGTGATATTCCGATATTTACTCATGTGCGTGGAGAAGTACCGCCCCATGTTAAACCTGAAATAGATCTTGATCTTTTCAATCGTTTTCCAATGGTTTTTGCGGGAGACCTCCATGCACATAGTAATTGTCAAAGGAATATAGTGTATCCTGGTAGCCCGATGACTACTTCATTTCATCGAAACGAGGTTGAAACGGGCTACATTTTAATTAACAATACAACTTGGAACTGGAGCTGGCATAGCTTTGACTTACCACAGCTTATAAGAAAAACAGTATCGCATCCGTCTGGAATGGTTCCCACGGAATATCATCATACAATCTATGAAATAGAGGGAGATGTACAGGAACTAGCAGCAGTAAAGAACTCTGATCTTCTTGACAAAAAAGTAGTAAAAAAGGCAAATGAAGCATCACTCATTTTGAGTCCTGAAATGAGTTTGCACGAGGAGCTTGAAGAGTACCTCAAGTATGTTTTACAAATACCTGAAGAAAAAATACCAGAAATTATAGGATTATTTAATGATCACGCTTCAAAATTTGAAATGGAGTAATTGTTTCAGTTACGGTGAAGGAAATGAACTAAAATTAGATTCGGACACTATCACACAGATTATTGGAACAAATGGTACAGGAAAATCTTCGATACCAGTATTAATTGAAGAGGCTTTGTACAACAAAAATTCAAAAGGTATCAAAAAAGTTGATATAGCAAATCGATATATCAATAAGGGGTATAGCATAGACCTGTCCTTTGAAAAGGATGGGTCTTTGTATCAAATAGTGGTAAATCGAAAAGCATCAATTAAATTGACACTTTTGAAAGATGGCATTGATATATCAAGCCATACAGCAACGAATACCTACAAAACATTGCAGAGTATTCTTGGAATGGACTTTAAAACTTTTTCACAAGTAGTATATCAAAGTCCAAGTAGTAGTTTACAATTTTTGACTGCAACCGATACAAATCGAAAAAAGTTTCTAATTGATTTACTCAATTTAGAAAAATATGTAACGATATATGATATATTTAAAGATGCTCATAAAGAACAGACAGTTCGTGGAGCAACCATTTCGGGTAAGTTAGCAACAGTAGTAAAATGGTTAGAAAACAATATTTTGAGCGATACCAATATACTTCCTATGTTAAATTTAGAAATTGATACATCTGAAGATGAAAAAGTATTACGTTCTTTGATGGTAGAACTTGAAAATATTTCGGAAAAAAATAAAAAAATTCTTAAAAATAATCAGTATCTACAAATGTTACAGTCCATCAATATTCAAGAATTACAAAGTAAGAAATTAAAGTATACAGACTATGATGAACTACTAAAAGAAGAAAGCAAGTACAATGCTGAAAAACTACAACACAACAAAACAGTAGAAAAATTAAGAAAACTTGGGCAGAAATGTCCAACATGTGAACAAAACATTAGCACCAATATTAAACAGTCTATGTTGACTGAAGCGGCTACATTAGCCCGAAGAGCAGAGGAGAAAACGAATGAGCTCAGACAACGAGTCAAATCCATTAAAGCTGAGAATGCAGAGTATAAAAGAGTCCAAGATAATATCAAAAACTGGGAAGATTTGTATAGAAGTGTGGATGATAATCTTCCGAAGACTATTGTGGACAAGCACGAGCTTGAAAGCCGCATTGTTCGCCTTCGGAGTGACTTACAGGAGCGAAAAAGAGAAGTATCTCGAATCGCTCGAGAAAACGAAGAACGAACCAGAAGAAACACCAGAATCCAAATCATAAAAGAACAACAAAATGATTTCGAAGAACAAAAAACAGAATATGAAACTTTGCAAGAAAAACAAAAGAAGATTGAAACAAATCTTGATATTCTGAAAAAATCTTTTAGTACGAATGGTTTAGTTGCATACAAAATAGAAAATTTAATCAAAGAATTAGAAAATCTAGCAAATAGATATTTAGGAGAACTATCAGATGGACGTTTTACACTGGAATTTATTGTCTCAAATGACAAACTTAACGTTCAAGTTACCGATAACGGGAATATTGTGGATATTTTGGCTTTGTCTAGTGGTGAACTTGCTAGAGTCAACACAGCAACACTAATTGCTATTCGAAAGCTAATGAGTAGCATATCGAAGTCTAAAATAAACATATTATTTCTTGATGAAGTAACAAATGTATTGGACGCAGAAGGAAGAGAAAAGCTCGTAGAAGTTTTACGAGAAGAAGAAAATTTAAACACTTTTATAGTATCTCACGGGTGGACACATCCTTTATTGAGTAAAGTAGAAGTAAAGAAAGAAGGAAATGTGAGTACGATAGAGTGGTAGATTCAAGAGCAAAAGGAGCGAGAGGGGAGTATTTAGTTAGAGATATGCTTCGTGAATACACGAAACTAAACTTTGAGAGAGTACCCTCTTCTGGCGCACTTGATTATTTAAAGGGAGATATCTATGTGCCTAACTCACGAAATTACTTTTGCATAGAAGTAAAAAACTATAAAGATTCTCCCTTAACTGATAAAATATTTACACAACCAAAAACAAACAATATCATTAGATGGTGGAAAAAGTTAGTATCACAAGCTGAAGGAGGCAATCAAAAGCCGTTACTTTTCTTCAAATATGATCGTTCAAAAGTATTTGTTTGTACAGAAATGAAACCTTTAAAAACAGATGAGTATTTGTTCGTAAAGTTTTTAAATTGTTATATTTTATTAGCGGAAGAATGGTTAGAAAAAGAAACAGTGGAATTTGCACATGGCTTTTAAGTTTAACGACATAAAAAACACATTAGTTGTTGATGCACTAAATCTAGCATTTAGATGGAAGCATCTGTTTCTTCACTAGCAAGCTCTTACAAATGTAATAGAATTATAATTACAGCCGATAAAGGCTCATCACAGTACAGAAAAGAGATATTGCCAAGCTATAAACAGAATCGTAAAGATAAATATGCTGAACAAAGCGAGGAAGAAGCAGAAGAATTTAAGTTATTTTTTGAAGAGTATTCACGAACTCTCGAACATCTTGAGAGCATAGGACATACTCTCTTACAGTTTGAAGGTGTAGAAGCAGATGATATTGCAGCACATCTTGTAAAAAATAAAAAAGAATATGGTCTTGGAAATGTAATATTAATTTCAAGCGATAGAGACTGGGATTTACTTGTTCAACCTGGTGTCATGAGATTTTCTTATGTCACTCGAAAAGAGATCACAGTGGACACATGGAACGATCATTATGACGTTCCGATAGAAAAATATGCAGATTATAAATGTCTAATTGGTGATAAAGGTGACAATATTCCGGGAATCCGCGGTATTGGCCCAAAACGAGCAATAGGTCTTTTAGATGAATATGGAACTGCATACGATATTTTTGATAATATTCCAATAGAAGGAAAGTATAAGTACCTTGAAGAACTAAATGCAAATCCTGAGCGAATATTACAAAATTATGAGCTTATGGATCTATTAACATATTGCAATGATGCAATAGGTGTGGATAATATATCCATGATTGAGGAGACAATGAAGTAATGGATCAATATCAACAATTTATACATAAAAGTCGTTATGCTAGATGGCTTGACGACAAAGGAAGAAGAGAAACCTGGGAAGAAACAGTTCACCGATTTGTTGATTTCTGGAAAGAAAGAAAACAAATTGACGAAGAAACTGCTGTAGAACTATACATCT